CGTCAACGATCCTAATGCTAAGTTTGTTGTTCAGTCAGACGCAACTGGCTTGGCGCTTGCTGACGTAAATTCTACGATCGGTTTTGCCTTTTACAACATTGGCACTGGCGCTGGCACCAACAGCACCGGCAACACAGCTAACGGATTGTCGACCGCGTATCTTGATACGACGACGCTTAATACTTCTAGCTACCTTCAGAACAATCCATTCAAGATTGTTTCCATCATCAACAACCCTCCTGGTGCGCAAGGCACACTGTCGAACGGACAGGCTTATGATCAAGCCGTTGTCATGTTCAACAACGTCGTAACGCGCAACTTCCAGGGCGTCTAATAAGGAGTAAGGACCAATGGCTGTTAATCTCTCTGCCATTAAAGACCTCCTCCTTCCGGGCCTCCGGGGGGTTGAGGGTAAATATGAGATGATCCCATCTCAATACGACAAGATTTTCACGAAGCATGATTCCAAAATGGCGCTTGAGCGCACTGCGGAAATGCGCTTCTTGGGTCTTGCTCAGTTAAAGACTGAAGGCGGCCAGACCGCTTTCGATAACTCGGCTGGTGAGCGTTTCATTTACAACCAAGAGCACGTTGAAATTGCTCTCGGTTACGCAATCACCCGTAAGGCAATTGACGATAACCTGTATAAGACACAGTTTATGCCGTCAAACCTCGGCCTTATTGAGTCGTTCCAGCAGACTAAAGAAATCTACGGCGCCAACGTGCTCAACACGGCAACGACGTATAATGCTTCAGTCGGCGGCGACGGCCAGCCACTCTGCTCTCCTTCGCATCCGATTGACGGTGGCACAGTTTCTAATACGCCATCTGTTCAAGTCGACCTTAACGAAGCTACGCTGCTCAACGGCATGATCTCTATCCGCACGAACTTCAAAGACCAAGCCGGTCTGAAGGTGTTTGCGCGTGGTCGTCGTCTCGTTGTTCCGCCGCAGCTTGAGCCTGTTGCTATCCGTCTTACAAAGACTGAACTTCGCCCAGGCACGGCAGACAACGACGTCAATGCGATCATGATGACCGCGGGCGGCTTGCCTGAAGGTTATTTCGTCAACGACTTCTTGACCTCGCCTTACGCTTGGTTCTTGCTGACGAACATTGACGGCTTGAGCTACATGGAGCGTGTTCGTTTCGAGACCGACATGCAGGTAGATTTCGTTACAGACAACTTGCTTGTCAAAGGATACGAGCGGTATAGCTTCTCGTATTACAACTGGCGTGCAATTTGGGGCTCGTTCCCAACGTCTTAATCGGCAAACGAGGGGAGCCATTTGCTCCCCTCACAACTTTGAAGGAGAGACCTCATGGGTCAAACAAACTTCACTGGGCCGGTTACATCGGGCGACCTACAGCAGGGCCAAACCAACGGTCCTAATATAGGTTTCGCAAGACTTGCTCAGTCAGTCGCACTTACGCAAAATGGCGCTACTGCCGTTTCTGCAACGCTATATATACCTGCTGGCTCTCAGATCGTGTCGTTTGACATTGACGTTCTGACTGCATTTAACTCTGGCACTTCTGCGACGTTGTCTATCGGCACATCTGCCGCCGCGACAACTTATGTTAGCGGTGTTGACGTTAAAGCTGCCACGGGTCGTATTGCGCCGACATACACGGCGGCACAGCTTGCCGCTATGTCAAATCAAACAGTGCTTGGTGTTGCCGCTCCAACGGTTGCCCCCGTTGTTGTGACGATTACGCCTGTTGGAACCGCCGCTACTGCTGGTTATGTTAATGTTAACGTTAACTATATCCAGCTAACGTCTTCTAACTAATAGGAGCCCACGATGGGTTACGTTGTTAAAGATCCAAAGGCCAAAGGCAATTTTGGCGCTGGTGAAACTGTCCGTCGTGCTGAAGAAGGCACCGACGGATTCAAAAAGGGCGGTAGCTGCATGAAGAAGGGTGGAAAGGCTAAAAAGCCTGCCCGCGCTTCTGGTGGTGGCGTTCTTTCTTCTGCCGCTAAGGGTGAGCCTCGCGGTAAAACTGCTCACTACTGAGAAATGAGCGGGGCGCAAGCCCCGCTTTCCTTCTCTCAGGATTTTTTTATGGCAAGATGTTATAAAATCCCAAATTGGGACGGGAAATGTGTCTCATGCGGAGAAAGCTCTAATGTCGTTTCTTTTGGGAAGGGCAAAGCTGGAACTTGCAACAAATGTTATAAAGCTGATTGGAGCAAGGATAATTCTTTAAAAATAAGATGCCAAAGACTTTATGGGAATGCTCAAAAACGAGCAAAAAAAATGGGATGGCCTGCTCCAGATTTTACATCGTCGTGGATAGAAAAAAAGATATTGAATGGAGTTTGCGAAGCAACCGGAATATCATTTGACCTTGATACAAGAATTACGGATATACATGCGTCAAATCCTTGGGTTCCTTCAATAGACAGGATAGATAGTTCTTTGCCGTATATTAAATCTAATGTCCAAATAGTTGTTTATATGTATAATGTTTGTAAGGGAGAATTTACTCACGAAGATGTAATAAAATTTGCAAAAATGCTTTCAAGGGAGGAGAAAAATGTCATTTAAAACTCCCGCTTGGTCTAGGTCTGCTGGACAGTCGAAATCTGGTGGCCTTAACGCCAAGGGTCGTGCATCCGCTAAGGCTGAAGGCCATAATTTAAAGCCGCCAGTTTCTAAAGAACAAGCATCTAAAAGTCCTAAAGCCGCTGAGCGTAGAGATAATTTTCGGGCCCGTATGTGCGGGATGAAAAAAAGATTAACTTCTGCTAAAACGGCTCATGACCCTAATAGCAGAATAAATTTAGCTTTGAAAAAATGGGATGTTAAATGTTAGCTTGCACGCGATGCAAGATTGAAAAGCCTGAGACGGCAAAATTCTTTCCTCTTCATAATAAGAAGAAGAATGGATTAGATAGCTGGTGCAGAGATTGCAGAAATTCTTATAGAAGCGGGATTAGGCGCGGTATTTATAGAGATATGATTGAAGACAAAGATTTAGCTTATTTAATTGAAACAACCCATAATTGCACAATATGCGGAGATATGTCTAACCTAGTAGTGGATCATGACCATAAAACAAATAAAATTAGAGGGATGCTTTGTAATAGATGCAATCAGGGATTGGGCCAATTTAAAGACGACCCTGAATTGTTAGAATATGCTAAAATATATTTACTGGCTTCTAATGGGGATGCAGAAGCTGATTTATACATAGAGAAATATGGCAATGATTTTGTTTGTGAGGAAACATCAAATGTCTAAGCCATTTTGGGAAAAAGATGCACCTAAAGACGCAAAGCATAAGGCTTTAAACTCAAAAGGTGTTAAGATGGCCAAAGCAAGAGCTAGGGCCGCTGGTCGTCCTTATCCAAATTTAGTAGATAATGTCGCTGCAGCGCGTGCCGGACACACAAAAGGAAAACACTGATGCGTCCTATTACAGTTACTGTTTCTGACGCCTCTGGCGGCGCTAAATCAAGTGACCTTATTCGTTTTGACGACTGGGCTCCCGCGCCCGTATCAATTCAAGTGAATGTTACAGGGACAGTCAATTATACGGTTCAGACGTCTATGGATGACCCCAATAGTGCGACAAATCCTGTCGCCTTGGCGTCAATGACGTGGCTGTCTTCTTCTGACACAAATGTCGTTGGTGCAAGCGCCTCAAAGTCTAGTTATTTTAACCAGGCTCCTGTATTTGCTCGCGTTTTATTAAACAGCGGAAACGGATCTGTAACGGCCACGTTCTTGCAACTGAGCAACGGCCCGATTTAATAAGGGGGCCCCGTGGCAACCAGCGGAACATATGCGTTCAACCCATCTCTGGGCGAGGTTGTCCCTTACGCTTATCAGCTGATTGGGATACGCCCTAGCGCGTTATTGCAAGAACACATGGAGGCGGCCCGCATGGCCACCAACATGATGTTTATGCGATGGTCAAACCAAGGCGTTAATCTTTGGGAAGTTCAGTTGGGCAGCATTGCGCTGGTTCAGGGACAGACGCAATATTCAATACCTTCTAGCTCAGTTGTTATTTTAGATGCTTATATTCGCGTCACGTCTGGCACGACAAATACTGACAGATTAATTCTACCAATTTCACGGTCTGAATATTCAAGCTATCCAAATAAGGCGCAACAGGGCTTTCCAACTGTATATTGGATGGACAGGTTATTAAGCCCAAGCGTATATTTATGGCCGGTGCCTGACGGCAATGAAACGTCTTTTAATTATTATTATATTAATCAAATACAGGATACGAATTTAACTGGCGCTCAAACAATGGACATCCCATCCATTTGGCTTGAGGCTATGGTTTATGGCCTTTCTTATCGTCTTGCTCAAATATGGGCTCCAGAAAAGGCGGTAATGATTAAGCAGATGTCTGACGAGTCTTACGATATTGCGTCTCGTCAAAACGTCGAAGTTGCCCAACAATATATTTCCCCTACAATTGCTGGTTATTTTAACTCGTAAGGAGGGGATAATTGGCTTACGCATCAAAAGCCGGACGAGCCAGAGTATCCTCGCGTAACCCACAGGCGCAGGCCGTCTGTGATCGATGTGGCATATGGACTAATCACACTAGGCTACAGTGGCAATATGACTGGCGTGGCGCGTCTTTAGCGAATATCCGTATTCTTGTGTGTGATGAGTGTTTAGATGAGCCACAACAACAGCTTCGCGCCATAGTTGTCCCGGCAGACCCTGTTCCAATTACGCAGCCGCGCACTGAGCCATATTTTAATGATGAAGTCGATTACCGCATTACTCAAGGCAATACAATTGATCCAGTTACGGGCATTCCCGTTATAGGCGGCGCGACAAGAATTACTCAAAATAATAATTATCGCGTTACGCAGCAAACTGGTGAAGCGCCTAGTGGATTAAATCAGCTTCCAGGAACAGATTGGAACGCTCCAGCCGTAATTTATAATAATACGGAGATTGGCATACCTTACGACAATACGTCTGTTCCATTTACCGGCCCGTTGTCTCCCCCATATAACTTTATTGTTCAGTGGAACAATCAGTGGTTCTTTGGTATAAGAACAGGATCATATTGGACGAACAATGTTGGTGCGTTCGTTGATTGGTCTACAACGATTTTATAAGAGGAAATAATGGCCGTTCCTTATACTTTTGGAAATACGCCTGGCGGCCAAAGCATTCCTTTAACGGAATTAGATGCTAATTTTCAATATGTATTAGAACACTCTTCTGGTGGAGCAACGGGTCCAACGGGCCCAACTGGATCTTCAGGTCCTAGCGGTCCTACTGGGCCAAATGGTGCAGGAACTTACACTGAGTCAGCGTCCCCTCCAACGTCTCCTGCACCAATTAATGGTGACCGTTGGTTTAATACAAATACTGGTCTTGAATATACTTATATGACAGATAGCGCCGGGTCTCAGTGGATTGAGATTGGGACTATTTCAGCTATCGGCCCTACAGGTCCTACAGGAGCGACCGGCCCATCTGGATCTGGTCCAACGGGACCAACGGGCGCCGCTTCTACTATTGCAGGTCCAACAGGACCGACAGGGCTAGCAGGCCCTACGGGGGCTCCTTCTAACGTAACGGGCCCAACAGGCCCTACCGGCTCTACTGGTCCAACTGGAACAACGGGTCCCGCAGGTTCCGGCATTACATATAAGGGCAGCGTTGCTACTGTCGGTGCGTTGCCCGCAAGCGGCAATACTGTTGGCGATGCTTACATTGTTACGGCAAATTATCATCTATACATTTGGAATGGGTCTACGTGGATAGATAACGGACCAGCGGTTACTGCTATTACAGGCCCAACGGGGCCAACTGGACCTACTGGGTCTACGGGTTCCACAGGACCAACTGGAGCTGCTTCTACTGTTGCCGGCCCGACAGGCGCAACAGGCCCAACTGGGGCTGCTTCTAGTGTTGCTGGTCCTACAGGTCCGACGGGCGCTACAGGCCCAACTGGGGCTGCATCTACTATTGCTGGTCCAACTGGTCCTACTGGAACTGGTCCAACTGGTCCAACTGGCGCCGGCCCAACGGGTCCAACGGGGGCCTCTGGCCCGACAGGGACTGGCCCAACTGGTCCCACTGGAGCAGGCCCAACTGGCCCAACTGGCCCAACTGGTCCGACTGGTCCGACTGGCCCAACTGGCCCGACGGGACCTACTGGAACCACATCAAATGGTCTAAAGGGAACAATTATTAACGTCGTCAGCGATACTAACTGGTCTTTCCAAACAAATGCTTTCCAGAATATGACCAATACTGGAACTGCTTATTATATTGGGTCATCAAGTAATTCTTTTTATTACAGCAGCCCATATATTGGGTTTGGCGCTGGGTCTCAATATTGTCAGATAGACTCATCAGGGAATCTAACGATTAGTGGTTCAACCGCCTATAAAACCGGTGGCGGCAGCTGGACGGCGACGTCAGATCAAAGAGTTAAAAAGAACATAAATAATTATTCTCCATCATTGACGGATTTACTTAGTTTAAACCCAATCACCTATCAGTATAACGGTCTATACGGCTCTGTTTCTGACGGCAAAACATATACAGGATTTATTGCTCAAAGCTTACTTGGGACGCCATTTGAAACAATGGTTGGGAAGACCCAGTATAAAGATCCTATATCTGGAGAGATAACGGAAATATACACCGTTGATGCGTCAGAGCTTGTATATGCTTTGATTAACTCAGTTAAAAAACTTTCTGAAAAGATTGACGCTTTAGAAGCTAAGCAAAATGCATAATAGGATTAGGGGAAGCTATGGCCATTAATTTTCCTGCAAGCCCTACTGTTGGCCAAGTCTATACTTATTCTTCCCGTTCATGGCAGTGGAACGGGCAGGGGTGGCAGGCGTATCCTGGGCCCGCTTCTGTCGGTCCAACTGGCCCTACAGGCCCCGCGGGGACCACAGGCAATACAGCTGTTGATTCCCTAACAATTACAACAACTAATGTTTTCCCTGCGCTAAGTCATTCTTATAACGGTTCTGGTCTTTTTCAGCTTATTGTAAATGGTCAAGTTTTTGTTTCGGCGGGATCTTCTCCAGCATTTTCCGTAAGTGGAACGATCATAACGTGGTTATCTACGGTATTCAGTGTAAATCCAGGCGACGTTGTATTCGCCATGTATAGTTATTGAGGGTGACATGCTAAAAATTCTAACTGCGATTGCCTCAATTCTTGTTTCAACGTCAGTTGTTGCAGCACCAAGCACAACTCAGATTGGAACATATAAAACATCAAATCCATATCCCGTATCAATATTATTTAATAATACTTGGTATCCTATGGGAGCGATTAATACTTCTACAGGTGTTTTTGTCGGCGGTGTTGCAAATGGCGGGACTGGGCTAACTGCGGGAACATCTGGAGGTATTCCTTATTTTTCTTCCTCTAGCGCGATGGCTTCATCTGCTGCATTAACACAATATGGCGTTGTTTATGGCGGTGGCGCTGGTAATTCTCCTAATTCAACTGCTGCAGGAACAAACGGGAATATTTTAACCGCTACAACAGGTTCGCCTCCTGCTTTTGCTTCTGCGAGTAGCGTTTTTGATACAAATTTCTCTTCATCAAGAGGATCTATATTGTATCGAGGCGCTTCTGGATGGGCTGCGTTGGCTCCCGGAACATCTGGTCAAGTTCTTACAACAAATGGCGCAGCTGCTGACCCTTCTTGGGCGGCAGGCGGCGGGTCTGCTTCTGCGGTTAGACCAGGTGGAAGATTAACTGTTGTCGCGGGTGTTCCTGTTATTCAAAACAATGGCTCTACCAGTTATGTAGGCCAATCAACACTGTATTATTCTCCATATAATGGCGCTTATGTTCCTATTTATGATGGAACAACAATGCAAAGCGTCCAATTTACATCAAGCCCATCAGACACAATCGGGTTGGCTCTTACTATAAATAGTAATTGGTATCCAAGGTCAGCCTATGATGTGTATGTTACTATGAATAGCGGTTCTCCAGTTCTTTGCACCGTTCCTTGGTCAACTGTTAATCCTACTCCATTGGCAGGGACTGGATATTTTACAAACACATCCGGCGCAACCATTACGACAGTAACTAATTCTCCATCAGATGTTGGAACTCGGATACAGGGAATTTTAGTAAATTCCAGTTCTGACACATGCCGCATATCTGGCGGCTCTACCATAACAATGGGCGCATACAGGGGAACATATTTAGGTTCTTTTTATACGGATTATTCGACTTCTACCATTTCATGGAAGTGGGGCGGTTCTGCATCTGGTGGTTCTGCCGCAGTTTTAAATGTGTGGAATTATTATAATAGAGTTTTAGTTGGCGCTTATCTATTTGATACCGGTGGCCCATACACGGTTACGGCTGTTCCCGGTTGTTTAGCTACCGGCTGTAAAGGTGTCGCCGCCCAATTTGCAAGAAATAGCTCTTCTAATCTTGTTCAACTTATGTATGGAAGAGCTGAAGATTCAATAACAGTTCTTTACCAACAAAATGTTAGTACAGTTTACGCAACTGGCACGTCTGCTGGTGTTGGGCCATACATAACTTCTGGATATTGTATAAACACTTGGGATTATTATGCCGCCAATACTATGTTTGGGGTTGCATTAAATGGGTCTTCTATAACCGCGACTAATTGGGCTCCAATAATAAATGGATTGTCTGAGTCAACATTTACCTCGGTAGAAGCGCCTGGGTCTATTGGCCCGAAATATATTTATGCGTGTGAAAGCGGGGATGGGGTAAACGCCAACCAGGCCGGCGTGTATTATGGGTCCCAATTGGCTGTTTCTGTCCCAATGTAAATAAAAGCAAGTAGCGGTTTGCTATTGGTTCCGCTACAATGGCGC